CACGCATGTTGGGAAAGTGCTGGTTTGTGCTTTTAAGGAAATTTACGACACACCGCGCGTTACGCGCATTATGGATGGTGAAGATAACCCGAAAGAAATCGGCATCAACGGGGCGCGTGTTGATGGACAAGAGCGGGATTATTTCTTTAACGATGGTGAGTACGATGTGCGCGTGGTTACAGGCGCGCCGTTTACAACACGCAGGCAAGAGGCCGCGAAATTCTTTGAGAATGTATTTACCCGTTCCCCACAGCTTATGGAGGTTATGGGAGATTTAATGTTTGAAAATTCAGACATTGAGGGCGCGGACATGATGGCGGAGAGAATGAAGAAAGTTATGGACCCGTCATTATTTGCAGAGGATGAGGGGCAAGACCCGCAGACCGCACAAATGGCGCAGATGATGCAGCAAATGCAACAGCAAATGGCGCAGATGAAAGCCGAGCTTGAGGACAAATCAATGCAGATGCAGATCGACCGCGAGAAAGCACAGTATGAGCTGCAAAAGTCACAAATGGACATGCAAGTGAAGCTTGAAGAGCTTCGGGTGAAGCAGGATCAACAGCAGCTAGACCGCGCCCGCCTTGCTGTAGAAACATCGGCGCTTAATATGCAGCCCAACGACATTGCGACACGCGTCACAATCTAGGCAATCCGTCTAGCCCTTTACCACACAGCCTCCGTTTCGGGGGCTTTTTTTATGGAGAAAAAACGACATGACCGATTCAGTCGATCAAATGGTGGACGATAGTCTAGCCACAGACCAGCCAGTAGAAGCCCAAGAGAACGAAGACATTACAGAGGGGCAAGAAGAAGCGCCTCAAGAGCAGCCAGAAGAAGCCTTTACGCCTTGGCCTAAAACAGCCGAGAACGCTGTCAATCGCTTAAAGCAACAGCGGGCAAAATATCAATCGGAGATTCAAGAATTAAGAACATCTTACCAAAAGATGGAATCAGATTTCCAAGCGCTTAAAAACCCTGCTCCACAAGAGCCGCAGGAAGATGATTTTGAAAATTATGGAGATTATTTAAAGGCGGTTGCCAAGTTTGGAAGCCAGCCTAATCAGGCCAGTGAAGAAAAGCCTCTAAGCCGTGAAGAAATTTACAGGCAGGTACAAGAGGAAACTCATTACAACGGCCGCGCCCAATCCATGCACACGCAGGCCAAAAAAACAGCGCAGGAGGTGCCAGATTACGCACACCTTCATGCTCAATACGAAGACGTAATGGACAACCTACCAGAAGCGACACAGAAAGCCTTTTTGGACACTGATGACGCTCCAGCGGCGTTTTACGCGCTCGCAAAGAGTGGACAGCTCGAAGCCTTAACGTCCATGCCCCCGCATTTAGCCGCAATGGCTATTGCCCGTGCAGAACTGCAAGGACAGCAACTGATCCAGTCACAAAAGCAAAAATCAACAAATGCCCCTGCGCCTATGACGGGCGTTAAAGGCTCTTCGTCCGTGATTCCTGATGAGGAATTGAGCGGTAAAGAGCTTTTGAAAAAACATGGGGTCAAATCTTAATTTAAAGGAAAGTAGCAATGACAAATCAAATCAAAACCATCCAGGACAATGCGAAAAAGCTGGTAAAAATGGCGGCGGCTGATCTAGCCGATCAAGTTCATTTTTTCAAAGTGGCTCGCAAAGTTGATAAAAGCGAATTTAAAGCTGACGCGTCTGGCCATTCGCCGGGCAGTAAAGTTTCAATTCGCATCCCAGCGCAAGGCGAGGTGATTGAAGATAACTTTGATATCACAAGCAGCCTGCAAGACATCAAGGAAGATTCAGTTGATCTAACCCTTGATAAAAGCGCGACAATGAACCTGACGCTGACATCAAACGAGCTGGCGCATGACATTGATCTCGGCAAAGTGTATGAGCGTTTCTTCAAAACATACGTTGCTGATATGGCCGCGAATGTTGAGGCTCGCTTTATTCGTGAAGCAACACAGCACACCGCAAACATTGTCGGAACAGCTGGCTCTACAGTCGCTGATGTTGACACTATTTTAGCAGGCCGTGAAATCTTGAGTAAAAATCTTTGCCCGAAAAACAAAGAGCGTTATTTCTTGATGGATTCAACGGTTATGCGCGGTGCGGTCAACGCAAACAAAGGCCTGTTTACACAAACACGCAAAGAGTTTGAGCAGGGCTATATTGGTGATGCGAACGGCTTTGCATGGCTTGAGAACGAGTTGCTCCATACGCACACAAACGGCACTGATGTTACAGGCGTGGCGGTTGAAGCGTCCGTATCAGCGATTGCAGAAGGCATGACAGCCCTTGGTGTTGATGGCCTAACAAATACGACCGGCACAATCACTAAAGGCACTGTCTTTACGATTGCGGGCGTGTATGCGGTGCATCCTCAAACAAAGGCGGCTTTGCCTTATTTGAAGCACTTTGTTCATACAGGCGCGGATGTGACAGCCAGCGGATCTGGTCAAGCACAATTAACGCTTGGTGAGAAGGTCTATTCAGCAACATCCGGCTCATTGCAAAATGTGTCAGCGATGCCAGCGGACGAAGCGGCCATCGTCATTGTTGGTGCGGCTGATACGTCCTACACGCAATCACTGATGTTCCACAAGGAGGCGTTCCGTGTGTTGTCTGTGCCTTTGGCAATGCCGACAAATGCTGAATTTGCAGAACAAGTTACAGAAAGCGGCATGAACATTGCCCTAATCCGTGACTTTGATGTGATGAAGCGCCGCTGGGTGACACGCCTTGATTTCTTGGGCGGCATCGTTCCAGTACGTCCTCGTTGGGCTGCCCGCTTAACGAGCTAAATTATTGAAGGGGGCGCATTCGTTGCCCCCTTTTTTTCAATTTCAATCAGGAAAACAAAATGATTACTTTTACCAAAAATAATGATGTTAAGCAGATTCGCGCAAATGATGCGCGCGCAGAGATTTTAAAGGCTGCGGGCTGGGAAGACGCTGGCGCAGAAAAGCCAGCAACAGAACGCGAGCTTTTAATTGCACGAGCGAATGAGTTGGAGCTGGAATTTGCGGGCAACATCTCAAGCGCAAAGCTTAAAGAGCTTATCGCAGAAGCGGCGTCAGCATAATGATGACTGGTCTTAAAATAGTAACGTCTGCGCTTCGCCGCGCAGGTGTTATTACATCGCTCGAATCGCCAACGGCTGATGAGGCCAACGACACATTGGAAGCGATTAACGACATGCTGGAATCGTGGGCGAATGATTCCTTGATGGTGTTTCAGAGAACACACGAAGATTTTGCGCTTACGGGCGCGGCGCAGTATTCGGTAGGCGTTGGCCAAGATTTTAATACGACCCCGTTCATGCAGATTATCAGCGCTTATGTGCGGCAAGGGACGATTGATTATCCAGTTAAAGAGATATCTGATGAAGATTTTGCCGATATCACAATAAAGAACACAACGGGCATTCCGGCTGTTTTGAATCATTCAGGCGGTTTCCCGATAGGCACTGTCAGGCTTTATCCTGTGCCGTCATCTGCCTACAGATTATTTGTGGTTAGTGAAAAGCCGTTACAAAATTTAACGCTTAGCGGTGAGGTCAGTCTTCCCGCTGGCTGGAAACGTGCCATTATTTCAAACGGCGCGATGGAGATTGCCAACGAATATGGCGTATCTGTCGGGCAAGAATTAGCTATGGCTGCAAAGGAATCGAAAGCGGCTATACAGCGTCAGGTTTCAAAAAACAGAAGCTTGGACTGGAAAAGCAGCAATCAAAGCCGTGATATTTATACGGGGTACTTTTCATGAAGATAGGGCTTGTCGGTCAATCATACCAAGCCAGATCGCTTCCATTCAATGCTCAAAGAACGCTTAACCTATTTCCTGTTCTTGACCAAGAGGGAAAAGAGGTTTCGGCCTTATATGGAACGCCCGGGCTTATTGATTTTGCAGATACAGGGGTGGGGCCTGTTCGTGAAGCCTTTTATGCGGCAAACGGTCGCGCCTTTGTTGTTTCAGGCTCTACGCTTTATGAGATAGATGCGGCGGGCAATGCGACATCACGCGGTACAATCAATCAAAGCACGGGCAACGTGTCGATGGCAGAGAACGCAGGGCAATTAGGAATTTGCGATGGTGTTAATGTTTATACGCTGACGTACT